CAATAGAAGATGCGATAGAAAAGTTCCTATCCGATGTGTACGAGCCTACGGCAGTACCGGACAGATACACATATAAGTTGGGCAGCGTAGCGGCAGGACTGGTATGCTATGAGGGCAAATTTGCCTATTCCCACCATGAGACCGACCCAGCGAGCCGTCAACTGTGCAACGCCTTTGACCTTTGCCGTATTCATCTTTTCGGCGTTCACGATGAGGGAAGCAGGGTAACGGACATTACGCGGATGCCGTCTTATCTGAAAATGCAGGATATGGCGGCGGCGGACGGCAATGTTAGAATACTAATGACAAAGGAGCGACAGGCGGCCAATGACTTTGCCGATGTGGATGTACCAGACAGCGAGGATGGCGAAAAGGAAGTATCTACTGACTGGATGCGGAATTTGGAGTACGACCGTAAAGGCACAATCAAGCCGACAATAGGCAACATGATTTGCGTATTGGAGAACGACCCACGACTGAAAGGCAGGCTTTGGCTTAATCTTTTCAATGGCTTTGCTATGGTTTGCGGCGGTTTGCCGTGGAATAAGAAAGCCACGCAATGGGGCAACACGGATGACGCAAACTTGCGTGTCTATATGGAAGAGAACTACGGACTGACAGGAAAGGACAAACTGAAAGACGCTGTTGTGGCGGTGCTTACACGGCACATGAAGCATCCTATCCGTGACTATCTTAATAGTCTTGTGTGGGATGGAAAGCCACGACTTGACAATCTTATTATCGATTACATAGGAGCGGAGGATAACGAGCTTAACAGGCTGATGACACGCAAGCACTTCACGGCGGCGGTGGCGAGGGTGTTTAATCCCGGCTGCAAGTATGATTATTGCCTTGTTATCAGCGGAGCGGAGGGCATTGGCAAAAGCACTCTGTTTAGTGTGATGGGCGGCGAATGGTTTAGCGACAGCCTATATACAATGGAAGATAAGGCGGGTATGGAACAGGCACGCACAGGCTGGGTCATAGAGTTGCCCGAATTAGGTGGTATAAAGCGCAGCGATGTGGAGCAGGTGAAAGCCTACATCACACGGCAGGAAGATAATTATCGACCGGCGTATGGTACGGTGGCGGAAAGACACCCGCGGCAATGTGTGTTTTGTGGCACGACCAATGAAACCTATTTTCTGAAAGGTGACACGGGAAACCGCCGTTTTTGGGTAATGACGGTTAATGCCGACTTGCGCGGGGTGGCAGACCCGCGCGAAGCGTTGGAGAGAGACCGCGACCAATTATGGGCCGAGGCGGTCATGCGATACAAGCAGGGCGAGACGTTGTATTTGCCTACCAACTTTGAAAAGGAGGCACGGGAGAGGCAGCGTAATTTCAATGACGATGCAGACGACCCACTGATAGAGCTTGTAGGACAGTTCCTTGATATGAAATTGCCGCCAGACTGGGGTACTTACGATTTGGATAGGCGCAAAGCGTACATCAGGAACCCCGACCCGTTAGACGCTGAAGCAACGCAAACGCGTGAAAAGGTGTGCGTGGCGGAGGTCATTTGCGAGATGTTAGGACGGACACGAGACTGCAAGGAATACAAGTATCTTGCGAGAAAGGTAAGCAGGATTATAGACGGTATGCCTAACTGGGAGCGTGTTACTACGTCTAAACACGCAAGCAAATTGTATGGTATTCAAAGAGCATACAGGAGAATTAACGATGATAGTAACGATGAGATATAAGGTAAACCGTACAGCACTCATAAAAGGTAAACGGAAAATCAGTTTACCAATAAATGTAAACAAACGAAAATGCAAATTAACAATGTTAAAGTATTTGGTAAACCAAAACTTTCAGTTTATCGCTTTGTTTATTATTTCGTTGTCGCTTAAAGTGTTGATAAATAAATATATAGACGAGAGTAAACTATATAAACTAAAATATTATAAAAATGGGTAGTAATATAGTTGTATATAGTAATAGGGTATAAAAACACACATAACTCGTATGATGCACACATATACGCGTACACGCGCGAGGTTTACAACAAAAAGGCAATGAAGAAAGCAGTAACAAACATAGTAAGGCATTCCGAGGTTTCGGAAAAGGCGATAGAGCGTTACTTGACGGACAGCGTTAAGGAAATGGGCGGCGTGTGCCTCAAATATTCCAACCCCAACATGGTAGGCTATCCCGACAGGGTTTGTCTCATGCCTATGGGCGGTGTTATATGGGTAGAGCTGAAGAGCAGAGGCAGGAAGCCCACGAAGCTGCAAGTGTTGAGACATGAGGAGTTGGCGAGATTAGGGCATATCGTTTCAGTCGTTGACAGTAAGGTGAAAGTTGATGAGTTGCTTAATGTTTGGAGGGCGGTATTATGAAAATTAAATGCGATTATTGCGGCAAGGTCTTTAACAGACAGCCATCACACATAAAGGAAAAGAATTATTGCTGCAAAGAATGTAGGCACAAGGCCAAAAACGTAGTGCTGAAATGCGAGACTTGCGGCAAGACTTTTGAACGACTTTTAGCGGAGGGCATACACAAACACAATTTTTGTTGCAAGGAGTGCGCAAAGCCGTATCTAAGTCTAAAATTTACGGCCTATAACGGCGAGCATAATCCAACTGCTATGACCGAAGAAAGAAAAACGAAAATCAGGCAAAAGCATTTAGGCAAAGGCTCTGGCAAGACATACACAAAGACTTATGGGCGGCACACTCATAGAATTGTTGCAGAACATATGTTAGGCAGGTCGCTGAAAGTCGGTGAAGTAGTGCACCATATAGACGGAAATAAGCGTAATAATTCACCGTCAAATTTAATGATTTTCGCCACGCAAGCGGAACACGCTAAATGGCATTACGAGCATGATAAAATCTTAAACCCCAAAAAAATAAGATGAAATATAAAGCATACGAATACCAAGAGAGAGCAACACAATGGATATTGGAAAAATCACGATGCGCCTTATTTTTGGATTGCGGGCTGGGCAAAAGTATAATAACATTGACAGCCATACAGCAGCTTATTGACGATTGCGAGATTGGCAAGGTGCTGGTTGTCGCACCTAAAAAGGTGGCTGAAACAACGTGGACTACAGAAGCCGACAAGTGGGAGCATATAAGTCTCAAAGTCGCAAAGGTGATAGGCACGGAGAAGCAGCGTAATTTGGCTTTGGCATCAAAGGCCGATGTATATGTGATAGGGCGAGACAGCTTTGTTTGGCTTGTGGGAAAATACGGAGGCTGTTTGCCTTTTGATATGTTGGTGATAGATGAGCTTACGAGTTTCAAGAGTTCAAAGAGCCAACGGTTTAAGGCTATGCGTATGACTACTCCGACAGTCAGACGTGTTGTTGGATTGACAGGAACGCCTGCGCCGAATGGGCTTATTGACTTATGGGCGCAGATGTATTGTATCGATATGGGCGAGCGGTTGGGCAGGTCTGTAACCAAATATCGTGAGACTTACTTTGAGACGCACAAATGGAACAACATCATTGTGCGTTGCGACGTAAAGAAAGGTTGCGACCAAATCATAAGAAGCAAGATTGCCGATGTATGTTTGTCAATGCAAGCGAAAGACTATCTGCAATTACCCGATATTCTGACGCACACGGTCAATGTGGTATTGTCTGATAGTATGATGAAAGCCTATACAAAGTTCGAGCGTGAAAAGGTGTTGGAGTTCGCAGAGTTGCATACAGGCGAGGCGGCAAACGTATTGGCGAACAGCGCGGCAGGGCTTATGAATAAGTTAAGTCAGTTTGCCAACGGCGCGATATATGATGAGGACAGGAATGTGCATCCAGTCCACGATGACAAGTTAGATAAGTTGGCGGAAATTGTAGAAGCCGCCAACGGAAACAGTGTGTTGGTGTTCTATCAGTACAAGCATGATGTTAGCCGAATAATGAAGAAACTTAAAGGCTACAAAGTTGAAGCATACGAGGGCGAAGCACAGTTACAAGATTGGAACGCCGGAAAGATAGATGTTTTGTTGGCACATCCAGCAAGCACGGCGTTTGGTCTGAATATGCAGCAAGGAGGGCATTACATAGTTTGGTTTGGCACTGGCTGGAATTTGGAGCTATACCAACAAGCCAATGCAAGGCTACACAGGCAGGGGCAGCAGTACCCGGTGCAAGTGTACAGGCTTATATGCAGCGGCACTGTTGATGAGAGGGCGGCAGCGGCATTGGAGAGCAAGAAAGGCGTACAGCAAAGTTTGTTGGATAGTCTTAGATATTTGGTGCATAAACATAAAGCAAGCATATAACAATGGCAAAGGATAAGGATTACAAAAGATTGATACATACAGAAAAGTGGTTGCTGTTGAGGAGAGACAAATTAACGGCATACCCACTATGTGAGCGTTGCCAAGCGCAGGGGCAAATAAGAGCCGCCACGGAGGTACACCACATAAAGCCAGTAGAGGACGGACTGACATACAGGGAAAAGGTGTTGCTTATGTTTGACAGCCACAACCTACAAGCCCTATGCCATGAATGCCATATAAAGACACACACAGAGATGGGCAGAAGCGGCAAGGCACAGGCGAAGCGGCAAGCAAAGGAACATCTGAAAAGGTTTGAGGATAAATTTTTGAAATGAGCCGATGGCGAAGAGGCAAGGCCGGGGGGGGCCGATTTTTATTTTGGGGGTACACCCACGTTAAACCTCACACCCACCTTTCTTCTCACGCGGATTGCGGATTTGGGCCGTGGGGGATTGACCCGAAAGTAAGCCCCCACCGCGATTGACAAAATAAAAGACTAAAAAAAACATGGCACGACAGTTATTCAATTTCGGAGGCGACATAGGATTTGGCGGTTTTGGCAGTTTCGGCAACGAACAACCCACCACATCCGAGCCGTTGGAAGATGAAACCGTGGAAAACGCCGTAGGCGGCAAAAGGGCGCACAGGCGAACAAAGGAATGCACCGAGCTTTCGCAAAGGTATGAGTATCGCAGGGCTTTTAGCGAAGTCAAGATGCTTGAGGCGATGAAGTATGTAAGGCTGCAAGACGGACACACCTACAACTTCATCACCGCAGGGGATGTTGACAGCTTAAGTTATCTTAAAGTCGTGCTTAACCAGCATGACTTGGATTTCGTACTTTGCTCTACGTGGTGCATGGCGGCAGAGGACATCTTGCAGTTGCAGCAATGGTACGATACAGGGCACATAAGGAAACTTGATATGTATCTGGGCGAGATATTTCCGGGCAGTTACAAAATAGAATGGGCAATGGTAAAGAAGTTCTACGAGGCACACCCCGAAGCAGGGCGCGCGGCGGTGTTCAAGAACCACAGCAAGATTTACGCAGGATACAACGATGCCGACAATTTCTATTTCGGCATACAGACCAGTGCGAACATAAACACAAATCCGAGAACCGAGCAGGGCAGCATCACGATAGACAGGGGGCTGTTCGAGTTCTACAAAGAATATTTTGACGGCATAAAATCATTTGAAAAGTAGAGGCATGGAAGAAATCAAGATAAAGTGCATCGACAATCTGAAAGCGGCGGGCGGCATTGTGTATGTTGCTTGCGAGAATACGGGCATCAGCAGAACCACTTACTACAAGTGGTACAAGAATGATGCGGAGTTCCGGCAAAGGATTGATGAGACGATAGAAGCCCAGATAGACTATGTGGAGAGCAAGCTAATGGCACTTATCAACAGCGGCGATACGACCGCCACGATATTCTACCTTAAGACCAAAGGAAAGAAGAGGGGGTGGAGCGAGAAAGTGCAACTGCAAGCCGTGCCGACAGCCGAGCAGCCGATAGAGGCGGCAACGCCTGATAGGTCATTGCCGATGCAGCCACAAGCCGCCATTGAGCAGGCAGACGGCAAGGATAAAGTAACGTTCACCAAGCGTATAAAGAACAAAAAGGACTACATTGTAAGGGTGTTGAAGAAACAAGGTAAGTACACCGCCGAGCTATCTATGCAGGTCAATGTGGTAGCCCAGTTGTTGGTTAGGACAGAGATTTTGGCTGATGAGATTTTCGATGAGAGCCACAGCGCGGTCAACATCGAAATTTCGCGAGAGGGCAACGAGCGTGAGAGCGTCAGCCCGAAAGAAAGGCTTTATCTGGACTATCTGGGGCAGAGCCAAAAGGCGTTAAGGGCTTTGGGCATGAATACGGACGCGAGGGAACGGAAAACCGACAACGACACTTTCAATGATTTTATCAGTGCTTTTAAGGATGATGAGCAATGACGGAGGAGGAAAAGGCGAGAGAGCGGCAATTTAAGTCCGATGTGGCGGAGCAGCTTATAAAAGACCGTCTCGACTATGCGGACAGATATGCTTATGCGCTTGCGGACACCGATAAGCGGATAGGCGATTATGTGTTTGGAGTGATAGACAACCCCGACAAGCATAATCTTTATGAGTTGTTGGCGGTCAGACGGTTTTTTGCATTGCTTGACTTGTACGAGTGGCGACCGAAGCGCGTTAAGCGGTTTTTCAAGTTCTATGAGACTTTGCGCTTTAATGGCACACACGGACGGACGCGCTATAAGCTGACACCAGTACAGGCTTTCCAGTTCGCTAACATATTCGGCTTTGTTGACGGCGAGGGGCGGAGGTTGTGCAGGACGGCGTACATATTCGTGCCGCGCAAGTTCAGCAAGACCACATCCGCAGCGTCATTGGCGGTTTACGATATGCTGTTTGGCGACAACAACGCACAGGCATACGTAGGAGCGAACAGTTACGAGCAGGCCAAGATATGCTTTGACGAGATACGCGCCATCATGCGAGATATAGACCCGGCAGAGAGGCATTTTAGGGTGAACCGAGAGAAAATCACCTTTAAGGGCAGAGGGCGTGACAGTCTCATACGCTGTTTGACAGCCAACGCCAAAACGCAGGATGGTTTGTTTGCCTCACTCGTGATAATGGATGAGTACGCGCAGGCGAGGAACACGGCAGGAAAGAACGGAGCGGACTTGAAAAACGTGCTTACTACCTCTATGGGGCCGCGCCGCGAGCCGTTGACCGTGATAATAACCACCGCAAGCGATGTGATAGACGGCCCATTCGCACACGAGTTGGAGGGAGTGCAAAAGGTGTTGAGGGGCGAAGCCGAGAACGACACGGTTTTTGCGTCCATATTCATGCCCGATGTTGACGATGCGGAGGACGACCCGGCAACGTGGGCAAAGGTGCAGCCCCATTTGGGCATTACCGTACAGTCCGATTTCTACGAAAAGGAATACAAGGAGGCGCAGTTATCAGCAGAGAATATGCTGGCTTTTCGCACGAAATTACTTAATCTTTTCACGATAAACACGGAAAAAACGTGGTTTACTTACGAAAAAGCAAAAGAATTGGTCGGCGATTTCGACATAGACCACGTTACGGGGCATCCCGATTGCGCCGTTGCCTTTGACCTTTCCGTTCACGATGATTTCAGTGCGGTTACATATACACTCTATGCCAAAGACAGCAAGCGGTTTTATTCGCACACGGACTATTACTTTCCGATAGGGGCGTTGCACGGACACCCCAACGAACAGCTTTACAGGATGTGGAACGAGGCGGGGCATTTGAAATTCTGCAATGGCAACAGGATTGACGTGCGCATGATTGCCGATGACATTTTGCGGCGGTCAAAGGTGCTTAACATCATACGTATTGGCTACGATGCGTGGAAAGCAAAGGACATGGTAAATATCCTTATCGCGGCAGGAGCGGCGGGAGTGCTTTTGCCTTACAGCCAGACTTACGGCAACTTCAACTTGCCCGTTGAGAGTTTAGAGATGTTGGCATACGAAGAGCCCCCGCGCATCACGCTTAACGACAATCCGATAAACGTTTATTGCCTTACTAACTGTATGATTGACGAAGACCATTTGGAGAACAAGAAGCCGTTGAAGATTTCGCAGTACAAGAAGATTGACGGAACGATAACACTGTTAATGACTTTGGGGCTGCTCTATTCATACGAGCGATGAAAACTCAAAGTTAAATAATATATAAAAAACTGAAATTCTACCACAATGTACCATAATGCGCCATAATGTACCAAAAGCCTTTTTTTTAGGTTGGATAAAAGCTGTAACTTTGCGAAAAATATAGCCGTTATGGGATTTTGGGATAGGCTCTTAAACATATTCAGACGTGGCGCGGCCTCGACAGACACGCAAGAGGCCGCGCCGTCAGTCGTGCGCACAGGCGGCTATGCGGACTTGTTTTATGGCGGTGCAAGCACGGCGTTGTCCGTTGCCACCGTTTACCGTTGCGTAAAGCTGTTGAGCGAGAGCGTGGCGAACTTGCCCTTGCAATATATGCGACTGAAAGACGGCGTTTTCGTGGAGGACACAAACAGCCGTCTGCATTATCTTCTTACCGTGCAGCCCGATTACGCCATGAGTGCCTTTGATTTCTGGGCGCAGACCGTTGAGAACGTGTTGTTGGAGGGCAACGCCTATATCGTGCCGGTCTATAACAGTGCCACGATGGAAATAGACCGTCTGGCACTCTGTAAGAGGGGAACGGTCACACATGACATCTACAATGACACGTATTCGGTCAGCGATATAGTGAACGGCATTTATGGCGTGTATCGCGAGAACGAGATTATACACATCAAAAGCACTTCCATTGATGGAAAGCACGGTATTAGCGTGTTGGCGTATGCGCGGCTCACGTTGAGCATAGGGGCGAGCGGCGACAAAGAGACGCTAAACCGCTTTCAGAACGGCGGCAACGTGCGCGGCATAATCAGCAACGGAAACAGTGTCACGGGCTTTGGGGAATACCAAGACGCGCAACTGGAAAAGACGGCGGCGAGCGTTGACGACAAGTTCAGTGGCGGCGAGCGTATTGTGAGTTTGCCCGGTCAGGTGGACTTCAAACAGATTTCGTTAAGTTCCACGGATATGCAGTTTTTGGAGAGCCGCAAATTCACAGTGCGCGAGATTTGCCGTTTCTTCGGTGTGCATCCGTCTTTCGTCTTTGACGACACGAGCAACAACTACAAGAGCGCGGAGATGGCCAACGTGGCTTTCCTTTCCAACACGCTTAACCCGATATTGCGAAAGATAGAGAACGAGTTGCACAGGAAACTTGTGCCGCAGACGCTATGCTGTAAGCGGAAGTTCCAGTTTGACCGCAGGGGGCTTTACGCTTGCGACCTTGACAGCAGGGTAAAATACCAGATGCAGACGATACAGACAGGCATATATACCGTGAACGAGTGGCGCAAGGATGAAAACAAACCGCCAGTGGAGGGCGGCGATACGGTGCTTGTGTCGGCCAACTTGCGCAACATCACGGAAAGCCCAAGCAATGGCCAAGCGGCGGAGGGTGAGCAACAAAACACCGAGCCGCAAGCCGCAGACCCGAAAAACGAAAACAGCAATGAAGAATAAAGAGACGATAGTAAGACGCTTTTTGCATACGCCCACGGAACTGCATATCAGAGAGGCGGCAGAGGGCGAGACGAGCAAGGTAATAACAGGCTACGCTATACTGTTTGGCGTTCCGTCCGTGCCGCTCTGGCAGGATGAGGACAGCGAGGCAAGGGAGGTGATAGACAAGGAAGCCATCACAAAGGAGCTTTTGGACGGTCAAGACATTAAGATGACCATGTTCCATGACCGGCAGCTGATATTGGCGCGTAGCAACAAGAGTGTCGGAACGCTCACATACGAGGTTGACGACAAGGGAGTGCGCTTTGAGTTTGAAGCACCCAACACCGTTGACGGCGACAAGGCTTTGGAATTGGTGAAGCGCGGCGACATCAGCGGTTGCAGCTTTGCGTTCACGACACGCTACTATGATGACGCTTGCGTGGAGAGAAGCGCGAATGTGGTAAACGGAATGACCGAGATAACATACCGTATCAAGGTCATTACTGGTGTGTATGACTTTACACTGGCGGCAGACCCGGCATATCCCGACACGAGCGTTGAGGCGAGGGAGCTTGCGGCGCAGTTGAGAGAGACGGAGAAACCAAAGACAACAACGCCTGACAATGGGGGCAAGGAAAAAATGCAGGAGCAGTTACGCGAAATGCGCCGCGCTGCAACTGACAGCATAATTTAAGTTTAACAATTTCAGTTTCAAAATGAAAATTTAAGTTTAACAATTTCAGTTTCAAAATGAACAAGAACAAAGCAAAGGTAAATGTTCGCGAGCTGATAGACAAACATCAGACGAACTGCAACCGCATCAATGAGATTGCGGATGTTTGCGAAAAGGAGCATCGCGAGCGTAGCGAGACCGAGAACAAAGAGTACGAGGCCCTTGTGCGTGAGAACCAAATGCTCCAGATGAAGCTGCAAGCGGCTAACACTCCGCTTGTGGAAGTGAAGATTAACCCCGATAAGGAGTTGCGCGAAACTCTTTATGCCGGCAAGACGGCAAAGTTTGTCTTGCAACGTGACATTCAGACAACTGCCGCACTTGAGGGTACGGGCATTATCCCTATCCAAGAGCAGGAAATGTTGAAGCCGTTGCGCGAGGGGCTTATCTACGACAAGGTAGGTCTGACTATCCGCACAGGGCTTACAGGCACGCTCCGCTGGCCCAAGCACACCAAAGCCGTTGCCACTTTCGCTGATGAAGCCGTGGCACTTGCGGACAGCAAGATTGACTTCTCGAAACTTGAGACGAAACCCTATCGTCTGGGTATCGCAATTCCTTTGACAAAGGAAGAGTTAGACCAGTCCGAGGGCATCGTTGAGGGTGTCGTGCGCGAGGAAATGCCGCAGGCAATCGCTGACTGCATTAACGCGGTGCTTTTCACCACCGAGGCCAACGGCGAGGACGGCACGGCGAAAAAGGTTGTAGGCCCATTCGTTGCGGCAGCGGCCAACGCCACGCAGTTTGCCGGCGAACTTCCTACACGCAAGGAACTTTTGAAGCTCCGCGCTAAAATCCTTAAGACCGGCATCCAGCTGATTGCCCCGTGTTGGGTGATGACCGAGGACATGAAGGCCGAGCTTGAGGACGTGAAGATTGACGCAGGCAGCGGTCGTTTCCTCTGTGAGAACGACATGATACTTGGGCACCCAGTGTTCACCACGTCCGTAATCGGCGAGGGCAACATCGGCTTTGGCGATTGGAGCTATCAGGCCGCCGGTTTCTTCGGAAACATGGACTTCGTGGTTGACCCCTACACACTGGCACGCAAGCACTCTGTGGACTTTGTGCTTAACGCCAATTTCGCGACCGTGACGTTGCGCGAGGAGGCGTTTGTGCTTGGCAAGGTCAAGACCGCATAAGGGCAGATATGTAGCACAGATTAAATGATTGGTTAGTTAATCAATGGCAGTAGTGGATTTGGCACTTTTCAAGAAGCACGTGAGGGCTGACGACTTCGCGGACGATGACGCATACTTGCAGCACCTTTTGGATGCGGCGGAGTTGGCGGTCATCACGGCGACCAACCGCACCGAGACGGAATTAACGGAAATGGGCGGCGGCGAGTTTCCCGCCACTCTCAAACACGCCGTTATGATGTTGGGGGCGCATTGGTACAACCAGCGTGAGAGTGTCAGCAGCGTGCAGATGCACACAGTGCCGGACGCACTACAGGCCTTGATTAAGCCTTATCGAAAACTCGTGAGCGATGATAGCGGGACGGATGAAGTATAAGCTGCAACTGTTGCAGCCTGAAGCCACGACCAACGACTACGGAGCAGAAACCGTTGCATGGACTTTGACACGGACTGTAAATGCAGAGCGTGTGAAGCAGAGCGGAAGCCGCAGTGAGGAAGTAGGCGAGCATTTTCCCGACTATCAAGCCGAGTTCAATATTAGGGATGCGCACCCCATACAAGAGAATTGGAGGGTCAAGCAGTTGGGCGGCAATCTTTATACAGTCACCAACATAATACCTAACATCGATAAAGGTTACAACACATTGGTTTGTGAACGTGTGAACGAATAGCGAGTTATGGAAAGCCTTTCTTACGATGATACGAAACTACGGGCCTTGTATGCTGAAATGGATGTTAAGCAGCGTATGCGGACACTCAAAGGGGCGTTTAGGCGCGAGGCTAACACAGTACGCAAGACAGCCATAAACAACTTACGCAAGAGCATAAGGAGTGATAAGGACATGGAACGTGGTGTTAGGGCAATCGTTTGGAAGAAAAAAGCCGGATTTCAAGTAACAGTCGGAACTAAGCGAGCAAATAAAAACGGAAAAGGCGAAGCCGGTTATCATACCAACAGGCGCGGCTTGAAGAAGCCCATACTTATTTGGGCAGAGGATGGAACAGAGGAAAGGCGCACTAAAACCAAGACAAAGGTTTATACGCGCAGTCGCAAAGGCCATTCCACAGGTAGGATGAAACGGTACGCTTTTATGGCAAAGACACGACTTGAAACAATGAATAAGGTTACAGAAAACTTACATAACGAACTTACGGACAATGTTATAAGAATGGCAAAGAAATATGGCTGCAAATAAGACTTCATTAAGTGCCGGTGCTATCATACGCAACATCCTTTTACAGAGTGATGAGGTGGTACAACATACTAACACCATCTACCCGGTTGTAACGGACAAGGCGGTTTTGCCATACATAGTTTATCGCAGGGCAGCGTTGGAACACAAGCCTACAAAGACTAAGCAACCGGGAGCGGACACTGTGCAAATGGATGTTGTGTGTTACACAGCAACCTATGCCGAGGGTGTGGAACTCGCGGAAGCGGTACGCGCCGCTTTGGACTATGCCGAGGGTGAAAAAGACGGTTTGGTTATGTGCAGTTGCACACTTACGGATAGCGAAGAAAGCTATGAAGATGATGCCTTTATGCAGTTGTTGAGTTTTAACGTTAAAATCTAAAATAAAGATAGTATGTATTGTAATGGTAGTGATATGTTGCTGTATGTTGCGGGCAAGGCTTTTGGTCATTGCTCCACACATACAACTACGATGAACAGCGAGACCAAAGACCGTGCCGTTAAGCCAGCGGCAAGTGCGGGCAAATCGTCTGGTCTTTGGAAACAAAAGGGTGTTACTGGTCTTAGTATCAGCATTTCCGCCGAGGGCTTTGTTTTCAGCGGAGAAGAGGAAAGCGGCTACAAGACTTTGCTTTCTGCATGGAAGCAGGGTAAGAGTGTTGCCATTAAGTGTATGGAGAGAGGCACAAGCACATCCCCATATCTTGCGGGCAATTTCGTGATTTCTTCTCTTGAGCGCGTTGACCCGGCTCAAGATGACGCTACTTATAGCCTTTCGTTGGAGAATGACGGCGAGCCTGACACGCTCGATGAAACCGTTTTCGCTGACGATGCGACCGCCTAATGACCGCGCAGGATGAAAAAGGTTGAATTAAGCATAAACGGTGAAGTGTTCCCCTGTCGTCCTACGATGGGGGCAATGCTTCGCTTCAAGCGTGAGACTGGGCGCGAGGTCACGGACATTAAGGCTGACAGCTTTTCTGATTTATGTACCTATCTTTGGTGTTGCGTCACTTCAGCTTCAAAGCATGACGGAAAGGATTTCGGATTGTCGCTTATGGAGTTCGCGGATTGTATCACTCCAGACGACATGACCGAGTGGGCGCAGTCGTTGCAGGATGAAAAGGATGCGGACGCAAGCGACACGACCGAAGAAAAAAAAAGTTAGGCATCTATGACTTGTTAGGGTTCGCGTTGGGGTGTGTGCGCCTTTCGCTTGACGATTTTTGCGGCCTTGCGCCGGATGAGTTCGAGGCGGTCTGCAAGGCGTACCACGACCAACGGGAGTTTGACTACAGGAATGGATGGGAGCAAGCGCGGATGGTTGCAACGATTTGCATTCAGCCGCACGTCAAGAACAAAATCACACCGAACAGGCTTTTGCCGTTTGCGTGGGACAACAAGAGAAAAACAGCCGACCGAAGCAAGCAGACGGCAGAGGAAAGGCAACAGCGTATGAAAGACGCAATAGCGAAATTTGGCGAAAAGTATTAAGTTTATGGCGAACAGTACCATATCTATAACGTTTAAGTTGCAAAACGATGGCAGCTTCAAGGTGTTGGCGAAAGACGCGGACGGCTTGAAGAAGGCCATGTCCGCTAATATTGTTGAAGCGGACAAACTTAAATCTTCGCTCATTAATTTTGCCGCCGTTACAACAGGCATCCGTAATGCGCAAGCCGCTATCATGGAGCTGCAAAACTCACTTCAAGGACTTGCGGACAGCTATTATAGGAGTGAGGAGCAAAAGACGAAGCTTGTTACCGTTATGCGTCAGCGTATGACGGCGACAGACCAAGAAGTAGCCAGCGTAAACCGTCTTATAAGCGCACAAACTGAATTAGGAGTTTTGGGCGGGACTGTGCAACGTGCGGGGGCGCAGCAGTTGGCGACTTTCCTTAAAACTTCTTCAAGTCTTGAAAAGCTGATACCAGCCATGAATGACTTGGTTGTGCAGCAGCGAGGAATTAACGCCGAGACGGGCGATGCCGTGAACGTGGCAAACCTTATGGGCAAGGCCATGACCGGGATGACGGGGGCATTGCGTCGTGTGGGTATCATATTCACGGAGGCGCAGGGCGAGGTCTTGAAATTCGGCAACGAGCAGGAGAGAGCCGCTACATTGGCGCAAGTGATAACCGACAATGTAGGACACATGAATAAGGCTTTGGCTAACACCAAAGCGGGACAAATAAAGCAGATAAAGAATGAGTTTGGAGGGTGGAAAGTGCAGATGGGCGAAATCGTGTCTAATGTCATGCCCGCACTTAACACCGTCACTGGCGTTTTGGGCGTAGTCCTAATGTCCTTGCAGATTAACACCGCCACATCCTCAATGCTGCAATGGGCAAAAAGTTTGTCGTTTGCCACGGCAGCGACAAAAGTAAAAACCATTGCTTTGAAAGCCCTTAACGCCGCAACTATATTGTGGAACGTTACGGCGAAGTTTGTTACAGGCACTAATACGGCGTTGGGTGTGTCGGGCTATGGGGCGGCGGCAGGGCTTACGGCTCTGAAAATGGCGATACGTGGGCTGATGGTCGCTACTGGTGTGGGCATTGTCGTGGCAGCACTCACAATGGCGGTCGAGGCGTTGCTTAACGCGATGGATGACAGCGATACGCAAACCGACAAGCTCACGGACGGACTGACGGATGCGCAACGCGCTGCGAAGCAGACCGCCGAGACTTTCGAGCAGACAAGCGCACAGACTTACGGACAACTCAAAACAAGATATACGGAGCTGCAAGCTGCGTGGAAGAGGCTTACAACGGAGCATCAAAAGAACGCATGGATAAAGGAGAACCAAACCGCGTTTGGCGATTTGGGTGTTAGTGTCAATTCGGTTAAGGATGCGGAGGACGTGTTTGTTAAGAATACATCCAAAGTTGAGGACGCATTTAAGAAACGCGCCGAGGCAGCCGCCAACGCAGCGGTATTGACCGAGTTGTACGAGCAGAAATTGCGTTTGGAACTTAGCATTAACAAGCGCGACCAAGACGCGCAGAACCGCCACAAGAAGCCTACCAAGAAAGCCGGTGACGAAATAGGCACGGACGATGAGTATTTCAGCACATTGTCCGACAAGAACGCGCACAACAAGTATATGTACGTCAATCGTGCCGGACGGTGGGCGTTGAACGAGGAGGGCGCGAAAAGCTACAACGACCATTACAGCCGCATAAGGTGGTTTGCCAACTCCACGGAGCAGAAGAACGACCGCAAGCAGTTGGCGGACACCAACAGTCAGATAGACACGGTTTCAAAGAAAGTGGCGGCTTCCCAGTCGGAAACCACCTACAAGCCTGCCACGACAACAACGAAGTCGGGAGGCTCTGCAAAGACAAGCAAGGAGAAACCGCTTGCGGAAATCGGAACGCCCATGTCCGAAGCGGACTATCAGAACAACCTACGCTACTATGAGGAGCAGCGGGCAAAGGTTGACATGACAAGCCAAGCATACGCGGACTGGAGCGCGAAGATAAAGGAAACACAAGCCGCTTTCGACAAGCTCAAAGGCACGGACAGCACAAAGGCGATGATTGTTGACCCAAAGAGCGTCAACGACTACGAGAACAACCTGCAAGTGCTGCAAGCCAAGCAAAAAGCGGCGACTTCGCCCGAAGATTACAAGGCGTTGCAAACGCAGATTGACGAGACAACGGCGAGCCTTAAAGCGTTCAAGGGCGAAGCCGAAGAGACATACACCCCCGGAGCGGTTGCGGAGCTTAACACGCTTGAGGAATTGGATAAGGCGATAAGCCACTACCAAGAGCTACAGAACAAGCAGACCGCCGCCGAGATTGAGAACACGCAACGCGCCATTGACGCTTTGGAAGCGAAGCGCGAAGCGATGCAGCGCGGAATGGAACTGCCGTCGATGCAGAGGGAGATTGCGGAGATAAACGCACTTTCTGGCAGGGAGTTCAAGATGAAAGTAAGGGGCATCGGCTTTGACGCGCTTACTGACAAAATCCGCGACTTGCAGAAAATGCTTGATGACACGCAGAACCCAGTGACGGACGGACAGCGCAAGGAGATAGAGGACATGATAGCCACCTATGAACAGTGGCGCAAGGCTTCTATTTCGGCTTTCGACACTCTGCAAAGCGGCTGGAGCGGCGTTAAGGGCATTGGCGATAGCATAAACAGCATTACGGACGCTTTGGAGAGCGACAGCAACGCATGGCAGAAGATTACGGCGGTCGTGGATGGCTTTATACAGCTGTACGAAAGCATTTCTACGATTGTCGGCATAATACAGACGCTTACACTTGCGACAAGCGCACACGCGGCGGCAAAGACAGGCGAGGCAGCGGCAACGACTGCATCAACAACAGCACAGGGCGTAGAAGCAAGAGTGGCCGAGGCGGCGGCAGAGGCGACAGTCCCCGTGATAGTCGCGAACAAATTGGCGACAGCAAGCTATATGGAGCTTGCATCCGCAATGTACTTTGCCGCCCATGCGTCCATACCTTTTGCGGGATTTGGCATTGCGGCTGGATTTGTCGCGGCGGCAACGGCCATGGTGCAAGCCGTTGGCGCAATACCTTTTGCAAAGGGCGGCATCGTGTCCGGGCCCACGTTGGCACTTGTCGGTGAGTATTCGGGGGCGAGCAACAACCCGGAAGTGATTGCGCCGTTAGACAAGTTGCGCGGTATGCTGCAACCGCAGGGTGCGGCGGCGGGAAACATACGCATGGAGGTAAGGGGCAGAAAACTTGTCGGCGTGCTTGCCAACGAAACGAGGGTGAGCAGCAAGAGCGGCAGGAAAACGAACATACAGATATAAGGCGATGTACATACACGGAAGTTTTTTAAGCCAGCGCGGAGAGACGGTCACGGTGCATATCGTCACCAAGCAAGACCGCACTACGGAAATGGAGATAGGAGGCAGCGAGGATGCAGACCTTTTCTTCACGGATGACCCTTGCGAGATTACGAGCGAGGTAAACGACACTTTCGATGTGCTGTTGCGGCAGTCCGCGTCCGTAAGGCTGTTGGCGAGGAACTTCGTGGAGGACTTCTTTTGCGCCTCATGCCGTGATGCGGTGGTGAACATATACAAGGGCGATGCTTGCGTGTTCGCCGGCTACATTGAGCCGCAGAGTTATTCACAGTCATATAACGAGCTGTACGATGAGATAGAGCTTAACTGCATTGACGCACTTTCGGCGTTGCAGTATTCCAAATACAAGGATGTCGGAGCGTCAGGCGTTCTGTATGACGTGGTGAAGAGCGAGGCCACGCAGCGCACGTTCCTTGAGATAATGACGGAGATTTTGGGCAACGTCACTTCCGACTTGGATATTGTTGGAGGCGGCTCGATAAGGTATCTGTATGACGGAAGCAAGGGCGTGAACAGTAGCGGAGGTAGCAACTACACCGTGTTCCAGAACATTTCCATATCCGACTTGCTCTTCTTGGGTGATGAGGAGGACGATGTGTGCCAGCAGGACGAAGTGCTGGAGGCGTTACTCAAGTACCTTAACTTGCACATCGCGCAGGACGGTTTCAACTTTTACATCTTCGACTGGGCAACGGTGAAAGGCGCGGACGCAATCAAGTGGGCAGACCTCAACAACGGCGGCGTGACAAGCACGACCGAGAGGTGCGCCATTGCCGTGACCGTTGGCAACGTGGCCGACACGGACACGCAGATTAGCATAGGCGAGGTTTACAACCAGCTCTTGCTCACTTGCAAGATTGAGGACGTGGAGAATGTCATTGAAAGCCCGTTGGATGACGACTTGCTGACCTCTCCATTCGACCGCAAGCAGTTGTATTGCACGGAGTTTTCGGCGGAAGGCGAGGGAAAGTCGGCGTACAACGCCTTTTACGCCATGTGCCATGACGAAAGCACCAACTACGGCTCTGGGGCTATCACGAACTGGTATGTGCGGGTGATGCAGAATGCATTGTGGAAGTTTCCGTGGACGGGAGGCGTTGATTTGATAGAGTATTTCGGAAGTCAAGGAATAAACCAACAGGCGTTGCCGAACTATTTGTCTGGCGCGCCCGGCGCGGCGTTGCTTGCTTTCGGCAGCGTGCAGACGAACACGGCGAAAGACGACAACTCGCCCACGTCCAAAGTGTCAATGACAAACTATCTGGTCGTCAGCGTGAACGGCAACGAGGTTGACAATGACGAGACTAACACATACCCCGGCGTGAGCGACATAAAGGCGCGAATACCTTACGCCGAATATACGGGCAACAGCGCGGGCGGCGTGTTCTCGCCGTCAGACGATGACATCACAAACTATATCGTGTTCTCCGGCAAGATTGTGCTTAACCCCATAATGCACATGACTGGCGACTACAAGGACTTGCACAACAGCACGGACTTGTCCGCCATTTGGTACAAAACTGTGCCGAGCCGCAACAACGGCGATGGACGCTACTACACGCGCAAGTACTGGAAAGCCGAGAAGCCCACGGACACGCCAACGTGGGATGAGTACTCAAGCGCGGACGGACTTGCGCCTTACACTGGCGAGGGGCCGCAGGAATACGAGTTCGAGTATAGCGCGATAGGCGACAGCACCGACCAGATTTCAAAGATAGCGGTATTGGCCTGTATGCTTGTGATAGGCGACAAGTGCGTTGTGGAGACTGGCACGGACGGACAGCCGAGTGATTTCACGTGGCAGACCTACAAGACGCTGGCGCAGTGCGCGGATGAGGATGAGTATTACCAGCAGTGTTTCACCATAGGCTTTGACCCGAAGATTGGCGACAAACTGATAGGTACGGAATTTGACTTGCAGAACAACATAAGCTACACTATGGGCATCGATGCCGAGGGCATAGCGATACCCATAAAGAAAGACGACAACGTGAACGGCCAGATAATGTTCAAGATACTTGGCCCGGTCAACACCACTTGGGATGTCATAACGCGCCGGCACAAGACTTGGTTTAGGCACACGAAATGGAGTTCAAGCACCGTGCCTTTGCTTGCGCACATAAGCAGCATATTCATCAAGGAGTTTGAATGCAAGGTTTACAGCGACAACGGACAAGTCAACACAGGGCAGGACGACAACGATGTAATCTACATGAGCGACACGGCGGAGAAGTTCGTCAACAAAAAGGACGATTTGGAGTTCAAGGTTTGTTCGGCCCTCACGTCCGATGAGTGCAAGGAGCTTGGCGTGTCTAACGGCGTGAAGTTGTCAACGCCGCTAAATACGTTGACGGACAGCGGCGTTCTTACCATATACGACAGCATACAAAAGGCTACGGCGAAGGCCGAGCAGCTTTATGTGGATAGCTACTACAACGAATACCACGCGCCGCGCGTCATTATGGAGCAGAACTTGGTGGACGATGGCGGCATAGGGCTGTTCAACCACTATACGCACCCCGCCAT